CTATCTCAAAGAGATAACCGCAAATCTTAAGAGGTGGGGTTGTAAAATCTCACCTCTTAAGCACGCAATATCCGGCGAAGCCGTTAAATATTGCGAAAAGATCCTTCTCCTTAAGGATAGGGACCTTTTTATAAGACCCAGCCAGGTCAATAGATCTGCTGAGTCTTATGACCGGTCTATCTTTGTCGATTCGATAAAGGTCCGGCTACTGTCCCCAATCTCTAAGAGTATTGAGGTACAGGATGACCGAAACATTGCCATAGGCAAGGCTAAGTCATTCGGGCGCACCATTCTATGGATGAATCCATCGGTCTTCGACCGAAAATGGTTGCACCTTGTTCGTGCTCGCTTCTGCGAGCGTATGAGACACTACCTTCCTAAGGAAGGTACACGTCTCTACTCCCAGATCATGCTTCCGCAGGATCTGGGAGGCCTCGGGCTCGGCTTTAAAGACGAGTTACCCGAGTTAATTGCTAGGTCGCCTGAGGCGACCAAGCAATTTGTTGTGAAGCTCCTTAGGGGCTCAGCAACAATGCGGGAGAGAATACTCTTCAAGAGTTTCACCCGCAATGTGCCCAGGCGCGGAGGCCCCCGGGCACTTGACCTCCAACTTTTCTATGATTTGTCGGCAGGTAAACCTGAACCCATCGCTGAAGCGAGGGACAGGTTAGGTATCTCAGCGGATACTCCGCTGAGGTTCCTTACGAAAGAGTTAGCCAGAAGGCGACTCTTCACGTTCGAGCGGATGGAGGACGTAGTCTTCCGCCCGGTCGTATTCAAGGAGCTCCTCCTTATGGAGGGTCCCCCTGAGAGCAAGGATCTGTATAATACAGAGCCCTGGAGGTCTCGTTACCAAAGACTTTGGGAAGAGACCTTTGAGATCAACTATGTCCATCAGGATGTTATTGATCGCGTCGTCAAGAGGACTGAAGTCTGTCTTGACGTAGAAACCGTCCCATACCAAGGATTCCTTGGATGGGTTGGCTACCTGTTCCGGAGGGCCATAAGGCTCCCCGAACCAGTTAGACTTGTCGATGTCTCTTATGAGGTTGAGACAAGCCTTTACAAGCCCGGACTACAAAATGTGGTCGAGCTTGAAAACATAGACAGATATCTTCCGATTTATGTCTATGATCTCAGTCAGCCAGAGTGGAAACCATTCTGGGAGACCGCTCCTGCGCTACGCGTGGGCGGTCCTGACTTAGGGTTTAGGGATGAAATCCCCATGCCCTTTGATGACCCGATATCGGTTACCGATGTCAGGGCATCACTAGAGCCCGGTGCTGAAGCATCGGCTCTATCGCGAGAGGTCCAGCCTGAGGCTGAACCTCTCGTAATCCCAGAAGTTTTGTCTTTTGACGACGACTTCTAGGATCGGGTAGAAACCCACATCGTTTACTCGGCCCGAAGGCATGAGTACTACGACTAGGCTTC